GTCGGCACCGGCGACGATTTCGCGGCGCCGCTCGGCGCCGGGATCACCGGTCCCGGCCCGGCCGCCGTGGTGCTCGGCACCGGCGAGGTCGTCGGCGCGGTGCACGGCAGCGCGGCCATCGATCCCGCCGATCTCGTCGAAACCCACGCCTATCCGGCCGGCGGCTACTTCATCGAGAACCCGGGCTGGCTGGCCGGCGGCGCCGTCGCCTGGCTGGCCGAGACGCTGGCGCTCGGCGACGTGGCCGAGCTGGACCGCCTCGCCGGCGCGGTGCCGGCCGGCGCCGAGGTCGAGGCCATCGCTCTCTACGAAGACACGGGCGTCGGCAGCACCTCGCGAATGGTCATGATCAACAACGGCTACCACGTCGTGACCTGCGCGGCGGTCGCGGCCGGCAGCGCGACAACGATCGCGGTCGAGCGGCTGGCGGCCGGCATCCCGAACGGCGCGACGATCGCCTTCTCGAACGGCCAGCTCGCGACGTTGACCGCGCTGGCGAACGCCGGCGACCGGACGCTGACCGTCAGCGCGCTGAGCGGGTCCGTGACTGCCGGCTCGCGCGCGAGCGCGCCTGCGACCGGCAGCGGCTTCCCGTTCACGCCCAACGGGAACGACGTGCTGAATACCTGGGACGCCGGAGCGAACCGAATCTTCAAGCTGTAGTCCGTGGGCGTCATCAACGCAGACCGCGTCAAAGAGACGTCCACGACGACCGGCACGGGCACCTACGCGCTCGACGGGGCGGCGGCCGGATTCCGCACTTTCGTTGCGGGCATAGGAGACGGAAGCTCTTGCCACTACGTCGCCGAGGACGGAACGGACTGGGAGATCGGCGTTGGCACGGTGAACGATGTTGGCGGGCCAGGCGAGCTGGTCCGCGATCGGATCATCGCATCCTCGAACGCCGGCGCCGCCGTGAGCTGGGGAGCCGGGACGCGCAACATCTTCTGCTCGGCAGTCGTCGAGGCGTTGGAGCAGCGCAGGGTGCTGACCGCCGACCAGGCCAGCACGACGGTCACCACCAACGTGAACGTCACCGGCTTGGACTTCCAGGTCAAGGCCGGGCGGCGCTATATGTTCAGCTACGGGACGCTCTCGCGCGCCGCAGCGACTACCACTGGCATCCGGCTCAGCGTGACGGTGCCGGCGTTTACGAAGTTCGGCGCGGTGGCTCGCGTCCCTACATCCACAGCGGACGGCGCATCTACAGAGTTCCAGGGCAACATCACGGCATCGGGCGATCAAGTAGTCGGTACCGGCCACCCGGCGACAGGACTCGACTATTTCAGCGAAGTTCGCGGCATACTGGTGCCATCGGCTGATGGGGATCTCCGGCTCGTGTATGCCTCCGAGGTTGCGGCCTCAGCCGTCACCGTTGCCCAGGGGAGCTACGGGCGGCTCCTGGTGCTGGGGTAATCGGCATCATAGGGAGAGTCAGCATCGGCATGCCATGCCACGATGGCTTCCGGGCCGATACCGTGCTCTCGCTTCTTCGCGCGCTCATCGGGTTCCCGCATCCTCTCCACATCGCCGTCCACCGTGGCACCTACTTGCACGCGAACCGCGAAGCGATTGTTCAGGATGCGATCAGAGCCAGCTCGACGCACCTGATGTTCATCGACTCCGACGTCGTCTTCCCTCCCGATGGCATCCTGCGGCTGCTGGAGCACGACAGGGATATCGTAGGCGGCGCGTACAACATGAAGACGTTGCCGCCAGTGACGACGATCAAGATGGCGGATACCGATGGGAATCTTATCAACATGTCGGGGGCTGATCTTCCGCGCGAGCTGTTCAAGTGCGCGGCGGTGCCGACCGGCTTCATGTGCCTCAAGATCGCCGGCATCCTCGGGCATATGGAGCCGCCGCTGTTTGACTTCGGGCGTCGCCCGGATGGGCAGCTCGTTGGTGAGGATGTTGCCTTCTGCGAGCGGGCGCGTGCGGCTGGGCTCGAGGTGTGGTGCGACCCAACGATCCCGCTCGGGCACGTCGGCGACTACCTGTACTGATCCATGCTCGGCGGCCATCCATTCGGCGGTGCTCCTTACGGCTCGGAGCAACCGGCTAGCGAGTCGGCACTCGACATTGCCCCTAGCGGCATCGCTAGCGGCGAGGCCGTCGGTACCCCGTCCGCGACGATCCGCGTCGCGCCGTCCGGCATCGGCTCGGCCGAGGCGGTCGGGTCGTCGAGCGCGTCGCCAGTCCAGGCGCAAGCGACCGATCCTGCCGGCATCCCGAGCGAGGAGGCGGTAGGAGCCCCGGCCGCCAAGCTGCGGCTATCCGTTGCCGGCGTCGAGAGCGAGGAAGCGGTCGGGGCGGTGGCTGGGCGGCTCGCGACTTCGCCGCGCGGCGTGCCAACGGAGGAAGCCGTCGGCGTCGCGAGCGCGACGCTGCGCGTGGCCCTCGCTGGCATCGCCAGCGAGGAGGCGGTCGGGCACGTCGCCCTCTTGCCCATCGTGCGGCCGGCCGGCATCGAGTCGGCCGAGGCCGTTGGCGCCTCGAGCCTCGCGGTGCGCGTCGCCCTGGCCGGCGTGGCGTCAGAGGAGGCCGTCGGCCTGGTGACTACCCCGATCCTGGTCGACCCGGCCGGGATCGCGTCCTTCGAGGCAGCCGGCGCGCCAAGCGTGGCGCTCCTGGTCGCGCCTGGCGGCATCGCGACCGAGGAAGCCGTCGGGGCCTCGAGCCTCGCGGCGCGCGTCAACCCGGCCGGCGTGGCGTCCGAGGAAGCCGTCGGGGCCATCGTGGGAAGCCTGGCAACGTCGTCCCGGGGCGTCCCGGGCGGCGAGGCGGTCGGCGCCTCGAGCCTGTCGCTGCGGGTCGCGCTCGCCGGCGTCGAGTCTGGCGAAGCGGTCGGCGCTGTCGAGCAGTCGTTCGTCGTGCGGCTGGCGCCGGCCGGCGTTGAGTCGGCCGAGGCCGTCGGCGCCATCACCAGCCGACTCGCGACCTCGCTGGCTGGCATCCAGAGCGGCGAGGCGGTCGGGCGCGCGGCCGTGGTCGGGGAGGTTCAGGACACTTCGCCGGTCGGCGTCGGCTCGCTCGAGGCCGTGGGCGCCGCGCAGGCCGCGGTCCTCGAGGTCATCGTCCGGCGGAACGTCGACCTACTGCTGAGCACCACCGACCTCGTGGTGGCCATGCGGTCGACCGGCCTCGAGCTGCTGCTGCGCGACCCGAATGCGGACGTGCCTGTAGGATCGCCAAGCCTGGCGGTGGCTCTGCGGTCTACCGACCTCGAGCTGCTGCTCGCCGTCCCCAACGTGCAGGTCCAACCATGACCGAGCTGATCCTTTGCCCCGAGCGGGTCGACTTCTGCATCTCGCGTGGCGACACCGTGCCGTGGACCTTCACGCTCAAGGACGCCGCCGGGCTGCCGATCAACATCACCGGCTACTCGTTCCTGCTGACGGTCGACCCGGATGAGGACCCAACGTCGGCCGCCAACAACCTCTTCCAGCTCGTGGGCACCATCGTCGGCGACCCGCTCGACGGCGTAGTCCAGTTCTCGCTCAGCACGCTGCAGGCCGACCAGGTTCCCGGCGTCTACTGGTGGGACCTGCAAGTCACCGACTCGGCGGGGAAGATCCGAACCGCGGCCAAGGGGCAGTTCGAGTTCAAGCAGGACGTTACCAAGTAGGGGCCGCGCCCCGCGCGCGGCGGATAGGATGCCAGCATGGCAGTCGTCGTCGAGAGCGGCGTTGGAGTTCGCGGCGCGAACGCGTACGTCGATGCCGCCTTCGTGACGGCCTACCTGGCCGCGCGCAACCGATCGAAGGAGAACGGCTGGAACGCCGCGAGCGGCGGCGCCAAGGACGCGGCCGTCGTTGCCGCGACCGACTACGTCGAGGTGCGGTGGGGGCCCAAGTTCAAGGGCGCGCGCCTCGTCTGGCTCGCGGACGTCAAGGCCGAGGGCTCGATTACGTTCACTGGCGTGCCGGCTGCTGGTGGGACTGTCGTCGTCGGCGACCGGACCTACGCGCTGGTCGCGGCGCTGACCGACGTGCCCGACCAGGTCCTGCTCGGCGCGACGGCGGAAGAGACGGCCGAGCACCTGCTCGACGCGCTCGAGGCGCTGGCGATCGGGGCCGGCGTCACCTACGTGGCCGGCAACGACGGGGCGAACCGCCACGCGCAGGCCACGCGCGACGGCGCCGTCCTCGAGCTGGTGGCGACGGCGCCCGGCGCCGGCGGCGACGAGACGGCGCTCGCCCTGACGGCCACCAACGCGACGCGCGTCGCCTTCGCGGGTGGCCTCGACGGCGGATCGCAGCCGCTGAGCTTCCCGCGGTCCGGGCTCTACGACTCGTCGGGCCGGCTCGTCGAGGGCGTGCCGCTGCCGCTGCGCCAGGCAACGGCGGAGTACGCGGTCCGCGCGCTCGCGGCCGCCTTGGCGCCGGACCCGACCGACGACGCGGCAGGCGGCTCGATTCGGTCGCTGCGCGAGAAGGTCGGCCCCATCGAGGTCGAGACGGAGTACGTCGACGGCACGCACCTCGGCACGACGCTGCAGCCGTACCCGGCAGCCGACCGGCTGCTCGAGGAGTACGTCAAGGGCGGCGTCGGCGCCTACGGCTACCGCGAGGTCATCCGGTAGTGGTCGACTACGCGAAGCTCGCCGACACGGCGAAGCGGCTCGTCGAGGCCAACGGCCGCGACGTGACGCTGCATCGGCGCAGCCGGACGCCGGCCGTCGCCGGCGAGCCGTGGCGCGGTCCCGCCGAGGCTCCCGAGGACTCCTACACGGTGCGGGCGGCGATCGTCCCGGCCTCGGGCTCCGGCTTCGGCACGATGTTCGAGGACCTGCCGGGCGACCTGGTGCGCAAGGTGACCGAGGTCGCCATCGTCGCGTCGAACTCGCTCGCCGCCGGCGACGACCCGAAGCAGGCCGACTCGCTCGTCGACGGTGGCCGGGCCTTCAAGGTCCAGATGGTCCAGGAGCTGCGGCCGTCGACGACGAGCCTGGTCTACCTGCTGGGGCTCTCGGCGTGAGCACGCGCACCGAAGCGCGCGACGCGGTCCTCGGCGCCGTGCGGGCGGCCTGGCTGGCGAACGGGACGACAGCGCCGATCGCCATGCACTGGGACGACGTCGCGTCCGACCCGACCGGGCACGACGCGCAGGGCCTGCCGCTGCCCTGGGCGCGGGCATCGGTCCGGTTCCTCGCGTCGCCCGTCGAAGCGCACGGCAACAACGAGGCGAAGCACCTCACCGAGGGAATCCTCACCGTGCAGCTCTTCGCGCCGTTCGGCGACGGGCACAAGCTCGGCGACGAGCTGGCCGAAGTGCTCGAGGTGGCGTTCCGCGCGCGCCGGATCGGCGACCTTTGGTTCTATGGCGCGCGCTCGCCCGAGGTCGGCCGCGAGGGGCCGTGGTTCCGCACCGACTTCGTGGCCAACTTCCGCTTCGAGGAGCGCGTCGTCCTCGTGGGGTTCTGAGCCTGTGGCGAGCCGCAACGTCGAGCGCATCCGCGTGGCGATCCGCGAAGGCCTCGTCGAGAAGGCGGTCCGGTCGCTCGCCTTGCGCGCCTACCAGGCGCTGCTCGCGGCCTCGCCAGTCGACACGGGGTTCTTTCGGGCCGGCTGGACGGCGAGCGTTGGCGCCCCCGACAGGGCGGGGCCCGAGCTGCCGGCGACGCCGAGCGACCGCGACACGACAGTAGCGCAGGCCTCGGGGCTCTTGGCTACGCGCCAGGGGCAAGCGGCAGCCGTTGCCGGCGGCTACAAGGTCGGCCAGGGGCCGGCATTCATCGTGAACAACGTCCGCTACGGCGTCTACCTCAACGAAGGCAGCAGCGCGCAGGCGCCGGCGCGTTTCGTCGAGCTGGCGATTCTCGAGGCGGTCGCCGCGACGAAGCGCGACCTGCGCTAGCTGGCCGCGCTAGGGGCGTCGTGATAGCTTCTCCTGGCCGGGTGGCCGGCCAGGAGGGCACATGTCACGAGTTCTGACCAACAGCACGAGCTTGCGGGTCACCCGCGAGACCTCGGTCGGCGTTCTACCCGGGACGCCGCAATGGGCGGTCGTCGAGTTCGACAACATCACGAGCTACGGGGCGACGATCACGACCGTAGTCCGGCGGCCAGTGAGCCTGACGCGTGGGCGGCGCAAGGGCACCGTGGTCAGCATCGAGAGCGGCGTCGAGTACGGAACCGACCTGACGCTCGACGCGTTCCTTCTGTTCGCCGAAGGGTTCATGTTCGCGGAGTTCGCGAACGCCGAGTTCAACCTCCGCAGCGGCACCGGCACGGTCCCGCCGCCCGCCGTCGACGGCGGTGTCGGCAACGACTCGTTCACCATCGACGCGGCCTCGGCGCTCTTGGCCGGCAAGATCCAGTTCACCACTGCCGAGCTGGCGACGCTGGTCTACGCGCGCGGCTACAGCAACAGCGCGAACAACGGGCTCCATGTCATCGTTGCCGACACGGCGGGCACTGGCACGGCGATCGCCGTCGCTACCGCGACGCTGGTCGCCGAGACGCCGCCGACCAGCGCGACGCTCGAGGTCTGCGGCATCCGCGTCCTGAACGACGCCGACCTGTCGCTGACCGTCACCGGCAGCACGGCGACGCTCGTCTCGGCCGCGTCGATCACCAACTGGGGCACGCTCGGCATCCGCAAGGGCATGTGGATCCACATCGGCTCTGCCGTCAACGCGACCGGCGCCCTGCAGAACGCGCTCGGCGCTGGCGGCCTGGTGAGCTACGGCTGGGCGCGCGTCACGGCCACGCCGACCGGCGCGACGCTCAACCTCGACAAGCTGTCGCCGACGCTGAGCACGGCGAGCGGCCCGGCTGGTGGCAGCCAAGACGTGATGTTCGGGCGCTTCGCGCGCAACGTGTCGGTCACTGCCGACGCCGACGACGAGCGGTACCTCGAGCAGTCGTTCCAGTTCGAGGTGACCTACCCGGACCTCGGCGGCGTCGGCGTCGACGAGTACGAGTACG